TCAATATCTTCATTTGAGTAGTTAAAACCTATCCCAAAACCCCTCATAACCGATATGCTTACATCAAACATATTACAAAGGTACTAAAAAGGTATATTATCTTTAATCACCTCAAACCTTTGAATGTCTTTATCTATTTCTTTATATACACCTCCGTTTTGAAAGTCGGGTGCAACCATAAAATCGCCTTGTTTACCATTCTCTTTTCTCTTTACTTTTTGAACATACACCTGAACACTATCACTTCCATATATAGTTTGCTGACCAAGATTCCTATAAACGGTTATACAATTATATGCCTTGTTAAAGAAGTCACTTGATTGAGAAATATCATAAGGATTTGGAACTCTATATTTACCATCTACACTTTCCATCTTTCTTGGGTGTGCTACTAAAAACAAATGAGTGTTTGTTTGTTGGCAAAATTGTGTTATCTCCGATAATAGTTTTCCAACATAAGTAAAATCTCGTTGAGCAGAATGGTCTAACATATTGTATGGATCAATCACACATATATTTACACCTTTTTGGAATACAAGTTGCTTAAAAGCATCTAAAATGCCTTTTAGAGTTAAGTTTTCGATGTCTATACGAACAAAGAAAAAGTGTTCCTCAATAAATGTTTTTGTATTGTTTAAATCTTGTGTTGTACATTCTTTTTCATTTACCTTATTTGCTAACCTTTTTATATGAGATTCATAAGGATAGCTTTCGGGTGAAAACATTGCTACTCTAAAGTTTTCTTGTAATGCAAGATTAACACATATTTGGTCGATGACATCTGACTTTCCTGCGTTTGGAATCCCTGTGCATACAGTCCATTCTCCGAAGCTAATGTTATAATACTCATTAGAGTTTCCCAATCGCACATTATAATTCTTGATTCCATTCTCGTTAAAGTTTAAAACACTATCCCAAATATCGTTAATATTTAGAACACCTTCAATAGGAAAGTTCTTTGCTTTACTAACAACTTCTCGAAGTTCACTTGCACCTTTGTTGATTAATATATCGTTGGCATCTTTATAATCGCCAAATTCTACATACTTACATCTTCCTTGACCAAATCTTCTTGCAAGTTCACCTCGTAGTGATAACCCCGCTTGGTCGTTATCGGTACATAATATAATCTCGGTTTTATCCACAAAGTATTCCCAACAATTGTCAAGATACTCTAATCGTTGTGATCCTTTTGATGCACCATTAGGAACTGAACAAACACTATAAAGACCTGCTTCATGTAAAGACAAAGCATCTATTTCGCCCTCAACAATATAAATCTTGTCCATTTCCTTGATATTATCAAGACCATAAAAGATAAGTTCGGCATCTTTAAATAGTTTAAAGTTCTTTTGACCATCACGATATTTAATATTTATTAATTGCTTTTCACGATAGTAATTAAAGTTGATTGCAATTCTTTCTTTTTTGACTTGTGGAAAATACTCTATGGATTCGCTAATGTTCCAATTTACGATTGTGGTTTCGGATATTCCTCTTTTAGCAAACCACTTTAAAGTTTTTTCCGATAGTTCGGATTTAACCTCGATTGGTTTAACGTATTGTTTTTTTGGTTGAAGATTTACATTACCACTATATCCACAATGATGACAATTAAATAAGCCTTTTGGTTCATTTATGGATAAGCACCTTTCGGTTTTCTTTTTTCTTGTACTACTGCACTTTGGACAAGTAGTGTGGAACTCACCAGTTTTAAAACCAATGTCTATTCCAAATTCTAAAAATTTATCTTTCATTAAAGTTTTCTTTATAATTATTCCTTTCAACTTCTAATTTATAAAAATTAAATGATTGCATACCAATAATATGAGCATCTGTTGGTACAAAATATTGCCAACCCTTTGACATACCTCTGTTGAGATAGTAGAAAAAGAAAACTGCTTTCTTTCCAGTATTCTTTTTAAATATTACCGAAGCCGTATGATCTGACATTGGAATAACCTCAACAACTTTAAATAATTCATTGTTAAAATTACCCTCACGATTCTTTTTAGAAAAGTTATCAGCAACAATTTCAGCTTTTGCTTTTAATTCTTTTACAAGTGATTTATTCATCGTTCATTTCTAAAAACTTCTCCAATGCACCAAGTGTTCTCCAAGCAGCTTTACCAAGATGTAATAATCCATCATCATCAACTGGTTCTTCCGTGTGGTCTATAAGATGTCTTACACAAGCATCTAATTCATCTTTCGATTTTTCCCTATCCCAATGAAGTGGTGTTCCTGGATTGTGTTGTTCATTTCCAACATAACTAACTTTAGAAACATATCTAATTGCTTTTGGAAAATATTTTAGAACTCCTGAAAAAACAGGTATTTCTTTTCTTTCTTGATGTTTATTCTTTTTACTCATATATTTATTTGTTTAAGATTCTTACCAAACTTGGCTTCAAATAGGTTAATGTATTTTAAACCATCTTTATTTTTCTTTCTTAATTTTAAAATGGTCAAAAAATTGTTTTTCCAAAAATCATCTGATCTTACTTTTTGGACTATGTAATAAACTTTTCTTGGTGAATATCCATCTAACCTTTCAAGTTTATCTATACAATCAAGCCAAGCACTTTTATCGGCTTGTGTTTTTGGTTGTGTTTGAATGGGAAATAAATCACAAATAGGTTTAAATGATTTTAAAACCATATCAGAATGTTTTCCCTTTTTATATTCTAATGTATTATTATTTATATTATTATATATATTATCCTTTAACTTTTCTTTAATACCCCCTGAAGATTTCTTTAATACCTCATTAAAATTTGTTATATACATTTCACGACTTTCAATTTCTTTAGAATCTTGCTTGTAAATCATTTTTATTTTTATATATCCATAATCTTTTAATTGATTTATCCACTTACTTATTGATACATTTGAAACCCCATATAAGTCAGCAAAATATTTATTTCTTGCAAAACAAAAACCTTTATCATTACATAGGGCGGTAATTTCGCCATACAATAATTTAGCATTTGCAGTCAAGTTTTGGTCATATCTGACAAATGCAGGTATGATAGCATAATAACTCTTTTTCATATTTAATTATAAATTCTCTGTAATGTTTTTTATTTCATTACAAAACTTTCTTAAACGATCATACATTAGTTGAACATCTTCGTTTGAAATTTCTTCATCTTGAAACTTTAAGAATAATGCTTCAATAAGTAAATCAAACTCAACCTTTGTAAGCGAACCAATGTAGGTATAGTTTTCAAAATCATCAAAATTGTGAACAACAGTATAACGAATCCTTTGTTTAGATTCTGACCAGTAAACCATTTTATAACTCTGAATCATTGGGTTTAGATAAATAAAGGTCTATAATTTCAATAGTTTTATCATAGTCATTAGTCCAATGACATTCCCAATTCTCTTTTCTCAATCTTTCTAAAGCATCTTTTTGACTATCGGTTGGTTTGTTATATCCAATCTTTAGTTCAATGGCAAGACCGTATCTACCAGTTCCACCACCCCTAAATATTAATATATCAGGAACACCTGCTTTGCCACCTAAATACTTAAACTTAAATCTTTCAAATGGACTTCTTTTTCCTTCATTAGCAACATGAATTGCATAAACATTAGGATATTGAAAAGCTAAATATTCCATTACACTATGTTGTAACCTATCTTCTTTACTTAAATATTTATCAAATGGATTTGCCAACTTATCTATATTTTTTAAACATATTGCCTTTAAAGTTAAGTAATTATTTTGAGTTGATTTATTATATTCAAGCAAAAAATTAAATTGTTTCATTCCGTTTACAACAGTAGCATGGTTTAAATTAACCGATTTACCTAATTTTTCAAACGTTGCACCTGGAACTAATTCTCTTGATAAACTGTAATACATACCCCTTGCATCGACATAAACTTGCATTCTTGTTTTTTTAGCAATGTCAATTTGAAAATAATCATTAACAATGTCTTTAATAATTTTTAAATCTTTCATTTTCTTTTTTTATAACCTTTTAAAATAATTGTACCATCTTTTTCAAATGAATCAGCTTGATAACCTGTAATAATGTTTTTTTCTTTATATAATTTCCAAAACTTCCAAGTGTTTTCAAATTCGTTTTTTGCATTTTCAAGAAAGACATTATCTAATTTATAAACCTCAACACCGTAAGGGTGATTCGTTTCACAAGCAATAAATCTAAAATTTGCAGGATCAACTCCTAACATTAAGCAATAAAAGTATGCTTGTAAGTGGTATTTTCTATTTATAATATCTTTTATAAAACCATTTGGCGAACTATCTTGACAAGTTTTAATGTCACTAATCCAATTATCACCTAAACAATCAGGTCTTACCCTAACAGGTATTCCTTCGTAAGAACCATAATGAGAAACTTCTATTTTGCCCTGACTGTAGAGTTGTGCTTTTTTACTTTTTGTAAAGTTATTATATACACCTCTTATTATGTTATCTTCTTCTTCATCTAAAGCAACTTTATCTTTGTTTTTTTCAATAAGTTTTGCCTTTAATTCTTTATCATCTTTTTTTCTAAGATCAAGTTTTG